ATTTATAGCGGGGGCCGTTGTATTGGTCTCACTCTTAGCAATCAAAATGAAAGAAAGGAAAAGCAAATGACTGCTTGGCTCCTCTTTCTAAAAGCCCTTGCTCTAGTTGAGAGTGGGGGCAACCCCGAAGCCATTGGTGACGGCGGGGCAAGCTGGGGCAAGTACCAATTGCAAGCGGCCTATGTTCAGGACGCTAGCGAGTGGGGACTAAGTAACGGGGTGATTGACAAGCCCTTTGAACATAGTGATGCGTTCAATCCTGAACGGGCTGAACTAATTATTCAATGTTATATGGGAAGATATGCAACCCCCAAAAGATTGGGAAGGCAACCAACAATTGAAGACTGGACTCGCATTCATAACGGGGGGCCGAACGGTCACCGGAAACTGGAGGCAACGCAACCCCATTGGAACAAAGTTAAAAAAGAGCTTGCAAAGCTAGGGTTTTTCAACTCTAGTAATAACTGAACGGGGCATTGCCCCACTAATAAAAGGAAAGATATGACAACCGAAGAAAGAATAAACGAAGCCCTTCAAATGATTGAAGGAGCAAGGGAAGATGTGCGAGACAACTGGGGAGACCCTGACGCACGGGAATCAGTGGATATGCAATTGTCCGTTGCCGAGTCTTGGCTTAGGATATTGCCAAACCTAATAAGGTATGACCTGACCGATGCCAAGTATCAAGGAGAGATTGATGGCATGGATAGACTGGGGAAGGTTTACAACAACTTGCAAGATCAACTCCAAGCTGGGGAGGGCAACCTATCCCGATGAGAGAGTTTGAAATAGGAGACTACCTTGTCAAGATTGACCTAAGCGAGCGGCTCATTGCCGAGGTTTGGGAAGACGGGGAAGAGATATTAGATACGCTTCCCGACTCAAAGGTCTTTGACCTTATAGGTCTTGCCGAGCAAGAAGCGAGGGATCAGTATGAAGAAGATCGGGCTGAGGCGTGTTTTGACGATTGCTATCACGGCGCATAAGAAATGTCGTTTGAATTGGAACGGAGGGTTTGGGCTATCCCCTTACCCTCAACAGACAAGCTTGTCCTTCTGTGCTTGGCCCACTATGCCAACCCAGACAATGGCCTGTGCTACCCTTCCACCTCAAAGATAGGGAAAGATACCGGCCTTCACCCGAAAAGCGTTTCTAGGGTGCTTACAAGGCTTCAGAAACGCAAGCTCGTTACAATCAAGAGAAGGATGGACAACTCCAACCTGTTCACCGTCACATTACCGGGGGGTGGTAACCGTCAGCAAGCCCCCAAAGGGGGTAGTAACCGTAAGTTACCCTATCCTAGTATTATATTACCAAGAGAAAGTTATAGTCTGTTAGAGTAACCAAGAGTTACTTACTGACTAGGAGTTTTGTTATAAGTTACCAAGAATTTACCAAGAATTATTATGAAAGAAGAAATATGGAAAGATGTTATTGGCTATGAGGGAGTGTACCGAATATCCAACCAAGGGAGAGTCATGTCCTTGAAGCATGGCAAGACTAGGATTATGGCAGATAGAATGAACAACAAGGGGTACATTGACGTTCTTTTGTATAAAAATAAAAGGACTAAATCTTTTTACGTTGCTCGCCTTGTGGCCCAGCATTTCCTTCCCGATTGGGACAAGTCCTTGCAAGTGGATCACATCAATGGGGAGAGGACTAATAACCACGTTGACAATTTAAGGATGGTGACGTGCTCCCAAAACCTTAAAAGCTATAAAAAGAAAAGAGAGGGAGTAACATCTAAATTTCGGGGTGTTTGCTGGATGAAAGATAGGAAAAAGTGGAGGGCTCGCATCACGGTTGATCAGAAAAATAAATACCTCGGATACTTTGATGACGAAGAGGAGGCGGCAAGAGCTTGGGACGCAGCAGCCATAGAGAATGGATTCAATCCAGAAGCACTTAATTTCAAATGAAGTATGAACCAACAGAAAAGATGAAGGGGAAGATTGAGGCTGTGTTCACCGCAGTTTCCGAGTGGTACGGCATACCCCTTGAACAAATATTAAGCAGAAGGAGGGACCAGCACACCGCAGAAGCGAGGTTTGTTTCAATCCATCTAGCCAGTAAAATTCCAATGGCGGCATGGCCCAGCATTGGATGGTATTCCAACAGGCATCATCTGTCCTGCATCTATGCAGACAAACAGGTGATGGAGTGGAAGGAGACAGACTCCAAGTTTGCAAAGCGACTCACCGGAGTGACAGAAGCAGTCGATCCATTATTAAAACCAACCGATAAACCTAAAAAAGTATGACCGAAAACAAAAAAACTAAACAGCAGTTGACAGAAAACAATCCATCGGACAGGGATTTAGCTCTTGTCAGATACAAAAATAGAAAAGAGAGACGAGGCAGGCCACGCAAGTGGATGCCCGGAGACAGGGTGAGATTGCAGACAACTATCAGCCCCCAAACTCATGATCTTTTGCACCGCCTAGCCTATGAGCAGCAGTGTTGCACCGGAGTTATCATTGATAAGATGCTAAAACCTGAACCAAGAGAACAAAACGAACCTTTGCATATTAAAATATGAAAACACCTGATGAAATAAAAAGGGAACTGAGTTCCAAAATTGATAGGCTAATGGCCGATATGTTTCCCGGAGCAAAGAGGGAAGCAGGAGGTCGGTATGTCATGGCCGACTTGCGGGGCGATGCCGAGGGCAGGTCTTGCAATGTATTCAAGGCCAAGAATTCCTCTGTCTACGTTGCCAAGGATCACCAGACCGGAGAGAGTTGCAACATCCTAGAGCTGTGCCACCGCAAGCTGGGTGGATCATTCTCAGAGACAATGAGATGGGCTCTCAAGTTCTGCGGCTTTGAGCAAATCAGAACGGTCAAGACAGAGGAGAGAGTTGAGGTGAAAGCACTCCCCGAAACTGCTCTCAGGGGCAGCGAGGTTCACAAGTACATGGTGGAGAAGCGGGGTATCAACGAGCGTACCCTTGGTAAGTATAACATCTTTGCCGAGGAAAAGAATGGCTCTCACTGGTGGGGAGCTCCGCTCTATGATACCGAGGGCCGTTGTCGGATGCTCAAGTATACGTGCATCACCCGCATAGGAAACAAGAAACAAATCTATTCCACCCAACCAGTTTTCAACACACCGTTTGGACTGCACCTAGTTGGGGAGGATGACCGAGAGCTTATCATCTGCGAGGGGGAGATTGATTGTATGTCCCTGCACCAGATGCAGAAGGAGAGCAACATTCCTGTCATTGCTGTACCATCAGCAAGCAACCACGGGTGGATTGAGAACTGCTTTGAGATGCTGACTAGGATGGAACGCATCTACGTTGCCAGCGACATGGATGACGCAGGTCAGCAGATGTTTATCAAACTCTCTCAGAGGCTCTCAGCGGACCGCTGTTACCGGATTGAGATACCGGAGCCACACAATGATGTGAACGATTGGTTGGTCAAGGATCACCCCACTGAGGACGATCTAAAGAAGCTCATGGATAGTGCCAAGGGCAACGAGCCAGAGGCATTGGTAAGGCCCAACGATTTTGTATTGCAGATGCAGGATTGTGTCACCCAACAAGAGAGGGAGAGGGAATGGAAGAATTGGTGCTTCCAAGATATGCCCCTGTCATTGAGGGAAAGCGAGCTGTTCACTATCATAGGTATCCCCGGATCGGGCAAGAGCCAGATAGCATACCAGCTACTACTCCACCTAGCCAGCACTGGCACTAAGTGCATGGCCGTATCCTTTGAGGTTCCCATTGAGAACATGATGCTCCAACTAGGAACACAACTCCTTGGAGAGGAACCCAAGCATGAGCAGTGTTCTCAAGTTGCTGATGAACTAGGAGAGAACATCTTCTTCATAGATGACACCAACTTCCGAGACTGTGGAAACAACTGGGAAGGACTGAAGGCAGAGATTATATTGGCTAAACAAAAGTATGGGATTAACACCATATTGATAGATAGTTTTAGCTACCTTGCACCGAAGCTTGACTTTGAACAGCAAGGTCTTATCAGTAAGGACTTAGCTAGGACAGCGGTTAAGCACCAGCTTTCCATTGTCCTGATAGCTCACGCCGATGCAAAAAGTAAAGAGAACGGGGGTACTAAGTATGCCCCTACCAGTCCGGGATCTATTCTGGGCAGTCAGGAACTGTCTCAGGCTAGCCACACCATTTGCAGTATGCACCGCAACACTGCTAAGGAACTGGTCATGTCCAACGGGAGTGCGGAAGAGCAGGACAAGTATAAGAAGCAAGGAGACAGCACATTCACTTGCTTTAAACAACGCAACAGCGGGGTCAACTTTAGCCGCGACCTTTGGTTTGATACCAAAACCCGGCTATTCCAAACAAGCCCAATGTCCACCCTCTCACCAGAGGATGAGTATTGGTATAACGTAGACTAAATAACATGTCACAAATAAAAACCATAAAAACAGTGCGTCTCATGGGAGACGAACCAAGAAGCACACCTAACGGGGACCTCTGGGGGTTCTGGTTAGAATTTGACGATGGCACAAAAGGAGTTGCCAACGGCAAAAGCAAAGCCCCTCGTTGGGCAGAGGCGGGAGCCACAGTA